TACTGACTTTCCGTCGCCAGTTAATGTATATGTTCCATCAGTATAATTTTGACCAGATTTTTCTATTGTAACATTCAAATCATCGTCTTCGGATAATAAACTGTCAGTAACAAAATCATATTTTAAAGACCCAAAAAATGCGGCACCTTCTGGAATGGTAGGATCTACTTTTCCGTATGGGTAATTAATGTAACCATTATCTCTATCAAGACCAGTAATCGGATTGGCGAGACCTGCAATTGGACCTTCTGATAAAATTTCTAAAGATTTATACATGCCTAAGGACTCGAGTTTTTGATATTGCCCGCGTGATCCAATTGTTAGCTCTTTGCTTGCATTTTTCCAAGATAAAATTCTGTCATCGTCATCGGTTGGAACTGCTCCAGCCTTAGAAACTCTTTCAACCGTAATATCGTTTGGCCCAGAAGGTCTCATGTTTGAGTCTATGTCATCGGTTTGAGGGTATAAGAACGGCCTTGGGTTTGTTGATTGAGTGTGATCCCACCAGTCCGCAGCTGCTCGAGAATATTCTGGAGTATCTTCAGATGGCCCGAATTGTCTTAATTCGTTTGAACTTTTACCATCATTAGCGAATCCACCATTAAATGCTTCATTTTCGTGGTCTCGAGTTAGGGCTTTGGTTTGGTCTCCAATTTGTTCAAAAAAGGTTCTTTTACTAGGATCTAATTCATTGCCTAAATATGTATTAAAACTTTCTACGGTTCCCGCACGAAAATCAGTAACTTCAGTGGAGTCAATAAAAGAATAATCTGCACCGCCTATAAGCTTTGATAACCTTGTTCTTTTCGGCTTACCCGCATATAAAAGATTATTATTAAAATCCATATCATAGTTATGAATACTTGAATGTATAACTTGAGAACCGATTCTAATTTGACCATAAACTACAGGAACAGGAAGTCCTTGTTCTGTTCTGTTTTCATTTTGCGCATAAATACTTGAATTAGTTGTAATGATTTCATATTCTGGAGTACCATCATCTTGTGGTTTTGTTTCGTCACTTAGTTTTTGCATCGCGAAGCCGAGCGCGAAATTGCCGAGAAAGCCTATGCCTCCATTTAACATACCAGCTGAGCCACCTTCAACAATTGGAACAATATTATACTCTTTTTCAGTTAAAGGTAAGTCCATGCAAAAATTTTCAAGTCTATCGCCTGATTTACCTATAAAAACATAAGAAACGCCCTTAATGGACTTGTTAACAAAAAACGATTTGAAAGAAGGATAATTGCAAGCTATTCCATCGATTGCATCACGCATAGTTTTAACGTTCAGCTCTATGCTTTCACAGAACTGATTCGCCATTTCACCATGCAATACAAACTTCTTCATAAATCCTTATACCTATATAACTTATACACTTTATTAGCGCTTTGATCATTAAATAATTCATCCACAGGAATTCCTCCTGTTGGGTGGTGTGAGAGTTTACCGTTTTTATTGATAACACCCACATGAAAAAGGTTGGTTAATGAAGGTTCTAAAATAACTAAATCTCCATATTTTTTGTCTTTAAAATTCACTTCAATAAAATTATTTTCTATTTCATTTATTAATTTAATATTCGATAATTTTGATTGCCTGCTCCAGTTATTTATTTTATCTGATAAGCGTATGTTAAATTCAATTTCATAAAAGTCTTTCGCAAAGGTTATGCAGTCCTGAAAAAAAGGTATAAATATCCTGCCATATAACTGTTTTGGCTTATAACTACTGGGATAATATAGATAGCTCTCTTTACTCTTGCATGAAAGAATATAAGATGGAAGACCTAATGATTCAGCAATCTCAATGTCTAATTCACTCGGTGTGGGTGAACTTATAATATGGGTATGAAATAATGCAAAAACTTTAGAATCTAAATAATATTTATAAAATTCAGAATTATTAAAAGAAAAATGATTTGGGTCTTTTGTATCTAAATTTTCACTAGATATAAAATCATAGTCATAGTTATTATTTTTAAATACGAAGAAGCCTGCGCGCTCTCTTTTGCAGTTGCCTAAACCATGCTTTATGCATGCCGTAATGGGTCTATTGTTGCCAAGTCCCAGGAAATCCTCCGAAAGGTAGTCCATTTGTATTTTCAGTTGCTCCAAATCGTGCGCGACACCCACTTATGTTTTTAGGGCAAGCATCCAGAATCCAAGAGGTTTTATCATTTTTAGGCTCTTTGCCGTTAGTGCCATCTTGAACGCAAACGAACACCCTATCTGGGTGTATAGAGCCTGCCTCAGCTGGAACAATAACATATTCTCCCGAGTTGTAGGTGTCGGTGATATTAAATTCTGTAATTGGCGTACCAGTCGCAGTAAAGTCTAGCAAGTTTCCTTTTCCATCTGTTACAGGTATATCTGAATATCCGCAACCTATACTATGCCTATATTGCCATTGGCATGTATTATATACAACTTTTCTATTAGGTATAAAGGCGGATTCTTTTTCTAGCGGTGAGGTTAATTCAAATTGTATTACATTTTGATTTTCGACTACTTTTTTATTGATAACATATTTTTCAACAGGAAAAGACACTTCAGTTGGGCTACCAAAAGGATTTGTGTTATTTGGGAAATTGTCTCCATGCAAAAACTTAACAAAAGTTCGCGTTCTTTTAAAAGTGTATCCAATAAAATCCTTAAAGAATCTAGTTTTTAAGCTAAAAAATGAGTCTGTATTGTCGGCGGTTAACGTTGGTCTAGGTAAGGATGCATCTGAGCTGTTAAATCCTTCTGCTTTAATTGGTATATAATAATAGTTATTGCCTTGAAAAACTATTTCATTGGTATATCCGTTTTCTCCAGCGTGAAAATAATAACTTGAGCCATAGCCTTTCAGTACCAATTCATATAGTATAACCATAGTCGACGGCTCAAGGTCGAAGATTTCTTTATGTATACTTTGGTCCATATATTATATTAAATTAATAATCAATACATTCAATGAAGCTTGCAGATATAGTATGATTATCTTTGTAATTAAATGTGTGTTGCCACTCAGGGCAATAATAAAAAGATAAAGACTTCCTATGGGGGGAATGAAAAGTTGTATCAGATGTACCACCGACATAATCGCGCAATAAATGGAACCCAAACTTCTTGTATCCAAGATGAGCTTCCAAGAATAATAATATTCTTTTTGCTTCCAAATCAGAGCGACCATTAAATGATAATCTTAAATTCATTAAATTAGGATTAAATCCATATTTACTAAATTTTTTATAAATATCATCTATTGTACTTTGTCTGTATTTTGGTGAATTTGAAATAGATACTGATTCACTTGGCCTGAAATCAAACATTCTAACTGATAAAGTGCCGTCTTCATGTATCGGTGCATATGGATAATAAAAACAATCATTGGGATTATGAATATAAATAGAATTCCTTAATGAAGTTTGGTTGCAAGATATAGTGCCATCAGGAAATCCAAAGGGCGCCGAAATGTTTAAAGCTTGAGCAGAATCTACAGCCACATTAAAGTCGCTATCAACTGTCGCATTTCTATAATCTCCAGAGTGATAAACTACAGAGTTAGCTGGAAGGTTTAAGCTATTGCCGCCAACAGTAGAATTTGCACCATCTACTACTGCGATTGTTCCATCTATAACTGGATTATGGTCTGGCCCCGACTCAACGCTTGATAGAATGCTTGGAGCTACCGCAGTAAATGTAGCTTTAACATTATTTACATTATAGTAAGATCTATCTTGAGAGAAATCAATACAGTTAAATTTGTTCTGCTTGTATGGATAAAACGGTTGATAATCAAAAGGTGTTATTCTTTTATTGTCAAAAAAACCAGCAGAATCATAATTTTGTAATTCATAAATAAAATGAGATTGAAGAAAACTTATTAATCTTTGATTTTCAATATCAGTTAATTCATTAAAATTTAAACTTAAAGACATTTTTAAAGCATTAATTCCCCTTAAGTGCCTTTGGCTATGATTGTCTCCGTAAGTAATTGAATTAGATAAAGAAGTAAAAGATGCCGTTGCCCCGAAGGATGGAAGAACTTCTATTGATGATGCGTCTGTATTCTTGATGTCCATTATTTAAGTAACTGTTCTACAGAGATAGCTCCATTTAGATAGCCAGCCGAGTTCACTGAAAGGCTTTGATTTTTAATAATTCCACTACATTCAAACATGTGCATAAATCCGTTTGCGTTTTCTTCTGCCCAGCTGTAGGAAAGATCGCGAATAGATGCCTTGAGGTTGGCTCGCTTACCATTAAATCCATCGGATAGTATATTTGGATCAAGATTTTCTCCTTCGATTGACATTTGTACTGTCGTTGATTTTTTTGATACCCTGTCGGGAACTAACCCTATATTGTCATCGTTTACTCCAGTCGGAATTGAATACCTTGGGGATCTGTCCACATTAATAGCATAGCTAAAAGATGTAACGTGATTTAAACCTAAGTCTTCACTCCCCTCTACAGCGCTGTATTGTCCGTGAGGTATTGACTGCTGGCCATATAAAGAAGAAGAAAAATAGCTATCGGTAATACTCGAATCTTTAGATAACGTGCCGTAAACTTGAAAGTTGGCAGAAGCTTGAGATATTGAATTGGGTGAAAGACCGAATTGAAAGCTAGTTAAATATGCATCAGAAAAAACAAACTCACCTAAGTAGCCCGTTATTTTCTCTTCGTCTATCGGAGGATATTGGTTGGGATTCGACAGTCCAGTGATGTTGAAAAAACTTTGAAGGTTACCTGTGTTAATGTAAAAATTAACACTCAAAGAGCCTTGCACTGGAGATTGGGTCACATAGTTATAGATAGGTTCAAAATACCCACTTTGAGCTTCGCCCTCAGTTAGATTCCAGCCGCCACTTTTTGAGTAAAGTTCAACAAGATAGTCGTGTCCATTAGGGTGAATAGTTGAGTTAAAATGCAAATGTTTTCCATTAGGAAAAGTAATTTTGGTTCCGCTAGGTATTTCAAAAATGGAAGTTGATAATGTCATTGGAGGACCACCGCTTGGGCCAACCACACCTGTATATGTTTCGTTGGCTAAAAAATCAGGCGAATCATATATCATTGTAGATCCTGTGCCGAACTCACAAATTCTCAGTATATTGTCTTCAATATGTCGAGTTGGTGCTGTTGAATGCTCTATTGATAGAGTTGCGCTTTCGGCAAAAATATGCTCTCCTTCTTGCCCGCTAACGGCAAGATACAAGGGAACATCTTCATACGGTAAAAACTTCATTTTTTGTTAATATAACCTATGTACCTAAAATCAATAGTTAATAAATCATCACTACTAGAAGATAAAGACTGATCTAATAATCTTGCTTTTTCAATTGTAAAAGATTCAATGGCGCTTGCATTAATTGGATTGGCGAATGATATTGTTAAATCTTGTTGTTTTGGTTTAATTAAATATTCTTGTATTCTGCTAACTTCTAGGTCATCTACTTCAATCGAAAAGCTAGCCTCTTGGATGAGTGGAAACTTTCTATCTACTTGAACTGGAAAAGGTGAGCCTATTTTATAAATAGGATTTCTGTCTGTTCTAATAGTGTATGAAAAATCCGTGATTCTGTTTGTTTGATAGCCCGAGGCGTTTAAGCTAATAGACCCCTGATTAGGAATTTGGATGTCAGGGTGAGGGTTAGACCCTGAAGCGTTTATGCCAGACCCAATATCACCATAAACAACAATAGACGCGCTAGCGTTAGGAATCTGACCTATACTCGCAGACATGCTGTATTCAGTTAAATATCCATCCTTAAATCCGAAACTGCTGTCATTAAAGTTGATACTTCCACTGATTGGGTGGTCTCCAGTATAATTCAATAAAGGTTCTTCTCCTATATAATATTTAGATATTGAAAAATTACCAACTAAGGGGCCTTGTCTTGTTGGAAAGGTATGCCCTTTGCCAATTATATTGATAGGCTCTTCAGATACCGAATATCCGCCATTCATACTTGTTACGCCAGACAATAATATCCCTGAAAGATAAAATTGTTGTTCGTAATTTAAAACAGCATTTTTTGTAGCCATTACCTAAGCATTCCTCCGACTCTTTTTTCTTGAGAAATGACATTAACAACAGCTTCTTTAATTTTTGAAGCAAAAGCTTGTTGGTCGCCAGCGCCTCCATTTACAGTTGTTTCTCCTCCTGCTGACACATTAATGTTAACCGTTACATTACTGGAAGAACTCTGATTGTTAGTGACTTCTGAGTTTTGCACATTAGCAGAACTTGCGCTTGGGTCCACAACTCCACCTTGATTAAATTTCATGGTGTTTAATTGATCAAAGAAACCTGGGTATTGTTTTTCTACTTTATTGACGCTAGAAGCCTTAATTACAAACTCACCTCTATCAAGCATTACAGGTCCGACTTTATCGATGCCTGCTGGGCCATGAACTCTGCCACCTTCGCTCATTCCGTAAGAATTTCTTTTGATAAATTGATCTTGATTGCTAAACAAATTTCCGCCACCAATAGAGTAAGCTGAAGAAATATTGTCTTGAGAAATTGAGGTATTGTTATTTAAAAATCTATCGCTTTTTGTTTGTTGGTTTATTTGATAGTCTCGAAAGGCGTTGACTTGAGAGTTATCAATACTTGTATGGTATTCTTTTCTTTTTTCAGGCTGAAATGCTGAGCGTACAGCTTGCTCGGTTCCATACATGACTCCCATCATTCCAATTTGGTTGACGATACCTTGTATATTTGAGGCTCTGCTTTCTAGCTTTTTATTTCTTTCATTAACATCATGTTGATATTTATCAAGAAGATAGTCGCCATACTTACTACTGTAATCATCTTGAGCCTTAAATCGAGCGCTCATCGAGCGGCTATAAGGGTCAACATTCAGCATGGATCTAGTATTTAGGGGGTTTACTTTAACTGGGACTGGACCGCTATACGCTTGGGGTTCGTATTCTTCATATCCACCAACAACCGTTCCCATCACATAACCTGAACCTTTAGCTATTTTAACTCCAGCTGAGTCATTTGGGTCTGAAATTAATGAATTTTTAGTCGCCTCTTTAACTCTGCCTCCAAAACTAAATTTGGCTAATCCTCCCATAAATTTAGCAATCGTATTAGATAAAGTATTAACTACCTCGCCGTCGACAATAGTTCTTTCGTTTTGCGAGCCTGAGTCAGAGGATTGATCTCGTTTCGCTAGATAGTTTTGAATCGAGCCACCTTCTTTTAACTTTATAATAGGAGGCATCGCTAAACCTCCATTATTCATCATCTCGAAGCCATTTTCATTTGGCTTGTTGTATAAATCTTCTAGTGACCCAGTTTGATTGATTTTATTCAGATCATTAACACCGAGTTTATCGACGATTTTTTTCTTCACAACATATTCTCCATTCGTAAGCATCGCGGGAACCCTACCAACACTACCTCCAGTTGAATACCTTGAAACAATGCCACCACCCTGCTTTGATGTTGGTTTGCCTAGATCTAAAGCTTCAAATATACCTGCGGTAATTTGACTGGTAGCTCTATTTAAAAGTTGTTCGTGTATTTTGCTTACAATACCATGCGCAAAGCCCAAGGCCGCATCTCCTAGGGATTTTGTGCCGCTAAGCATATCGGTCACAAAGCCTTTAAATCCGTCTTGTACGGCATCAAAGGTTGTATTTGCTAAAGTTTCTCCAAATCTAGCCATCGCAACATTAGCTTCAGCGATTTTAACCGCCATACTGTCAGCGAACAAAGTACCTTTGTTTTGTTCAATGTTCAATTCTTTTTGAGCTTGAGCATACTTTAGGGTAGCTTCAGCTCCTTTAATTTCATTGCCAGTACCCGCGCTGCCTTCTTGATTTGCATAAAATGCCATTTGAGTTTTTGCCATTTCCATGCTTTTAATTAAATCATTAACGGTTCCCTGAATTTCGGCCAAGGCATCCAAGCCGAATTGGCCACGTTTCAAGGCTTCAATAAACTGTTCCTGCTGGCGAGTTAGATTGTTTTGACTGGTTATGTAATTAGTATTAGCTTCGATACGAAATTTACCCTGCCTCAACTCTTCTTGCAGTAAATCAGTATCATCCCCTGCCCCTTCGTTTAATTCTTTAATTTCATTTTTTACTTTGGTTTCTAAAATTTTAGCAAATAATTGAGTGTTTTCTTTAACTTTCTTTTCGGCATCTAAACGGGCACCTTGGTTTACTAGAGATTCTAATTCAGTGATCAATTGCTTCTGAACTGTTCCCTCAAGAGATTCCGCTAAATCTTTTTGATATTTTGCGCTAGTTAATACTTGCAACCTTCCATTAGATATTTCTTTTGCCATTGCAAGGTCTATGTTTCGAGCATCAATCTCTTCGTAATATTTAGCCTCTATTGCTTTCATTACTCCAGTAATACCTCCGAGGGCAGCTTTTTGTGTTTCGTATTCTGCCGCTCTGTCTTTTGCATATGCTACAGTCTTAGAGTTAGCCTCTAATTCGTTGCGGACTAAATTTAGATTTTTTATTCTCTCTTCTCTCTCTTTTTTAGCCGCATCAAGCTTTGCACTTTCTGTGTCTGCAATTTCTTCTAAGAGTGATTCTATTTCAAGATTTGCAGGGATGAATTCTAGAGCTTGAAGTTTAGATAAAAGAGAAGCTTGGTCAGCTTGTTTTTTCAAGCTTAATAAATAATCCATTGTGATATTATTTGCCCTTTGGTAATTTTCTGCGCCTTTAAGGTTTGCGGCTAATTGTTTTTCTTCAGCTTTTATAAGTTTTTTTCTGATTATTTCTAATTGCCCTGCGTGTGCTTGTTTTGAGCCTCCTTCAAATGTTTCATCGTAAGTTTCACCAATTGCCACATTAGTTATTGTCCTTGTAAAAGGTTTTCTTAAATCAGCAAACATTTCTGCAGAGTTAAATTTGCCCCCTTCAGTAAAAAGATCTTTTACTAAATCTCTTTGAGCTTGCAAAGCTTCTCTGTTGAGGGCTTCTTTTTTATTATTAAAATCATTGTCAATTGCTCGAGACTTCTCTTTCATTTGTAAGTCGGCAATAGACTGATTGGAAAGTATTTCTAAAGACTCAATTATTTTATTTTGATGGACTAGTTTTTGCATATCAAAATCTTGACCCATTTTAGCCATTTTTATTTGACTTTGGTAAGCAATGTTTTCTATTTTTAAACCTGTAAGAATTTTTTGTCTTTGATTGGCGATTTCTCGCATTAAAAGTAAATTGACTTCAGCCATCTCGTTTGTCTTTTTACTTTCCCTATTTAATTTTTTGACTGTTATTTCCTGTTCTTCCAGAAATTTTGCCATTTCTTCGAAGCTTTTCTTGCCGTCTAACGCTGCACTAATTTGGGCTTTCAGGACTACAGGTAGATCTGATTCAGAGATTGATTCTTTGAATTTCATTATGTGTAATTCGTTGGCATGCGGAGCCATTGACTTGCTGGATTCCAACTTTTCTCCTGTTTCATTTACTTTTTCTAGCATTGTAGCGTAATGAGCTTCTAACTTATCAGGATCCACTGAAGTGCTTACTATATTTGCTAAATTTAACTTTTGAATTTCTGCCTTTAAAGGGTCTGGATCGTCGCCAAAGATTCCACCGCCTTTTGACCCAAGTATAAAGCCTGACATCGCATTTTGCACAGACATTGACTGTTCGGCTTTAAGCATTGCTTCTTGCAGTTTTTTCATTCCTTCAGTTGTACCTGAGGTCATCAATTTAATTTCTTTTCCGCTCAAATTTAAATGTTTACCTAATTGGGCCGCTTGATTTCCTAAATCATATTGCTGTTTAATGAGTTGAGCATTTAATTTGAGGCGTTGCATTTCGCCTTGATAGGTGCCAGCCATAGCAGAATTATCTAGTTCAACAAGTTTAGTGCGAGTTTCTTGGATTCCTGTGGCTGCTGTCATTGCTGAACCCAAAGCATTAATTCCTTTTGAGGTTTTTTCTGCTGATTTTCGTAAAGTATCTAAACCGCTGTCTAACCAAGTTGTGTTTTCTTTTAATGCGTTGAATACTGGAACCGCAAGAGCTACCGCACCGATAAGGGGACCAAGAGCCATCGCGGCCATACCGCCAGCTTTTTGAAGCCCACCCAACCGACCGCCTGTTTTGGCTCCTTTTTCCATCCAGCCCTTTCCTGTTTCTCTACCTAGCCCCGCAACCATTGATGCTTGAGCTAGACCCATAACACCAGAATTGACGACTTTCATAAGCTGCGTAAAACCATTTTCAGCCTCCCCCACTGCTCCTTCAAGCGCGTATGTTACAGTAGTTAAGGCAAACATTTTCATCATCAAGCCATCCATTGCGCCGCCTGCTTCTTTTGTTGCTGCGCTTGCTTCTTCTGTTGCTTTCGCAGTATCTGACCCAGAATCTCGACCTTTGTTTGCTTTATTTGGGTTTTTGGGAGTATTAAAATTAGGTAAAAATCCTGAACTACTTCCATGGAATTTTGGATCAATTCCCATTTGTTTGGCCCTTTGTATACCTTGCTTTACTCCAGCAGGTTCATCTCTAGTGTTAGTCACAGCAAGGCCCATAGGGTTTTGAGTCGAACGCAAACTGTTGTCTTGATCTACTCGAATTAAAGATTTTGGAACTCCAGCATTTGCCTCTCTTTGAATTGCGTCTTGTAATGGATTTGAGAAATTTGGAATAAGGCCATGGCTGCCAAATTCAGGATCTTTAGGCTTAATATGAAGAAGTGTACTTAACATGAATCTAGTTACATCAGGCAACCCTAAGGATTTAGATTGAGATTTTAAATCAACAAGTATTTTATTTTTTGTTAATGAATCTAACTGTCTAAATTCCCTACTATTAATGAATCCTTTAATTTCTCCAAAATTTCTTTTTGTTAATTTAATTCCACTAGCGACAGATCCATTTTTGAAATGCCTAGCGGGACCAAATTTTAAAGCAGTAGGACCTAATAGTGCATTTTTTGCGTTAAAATTAGTTAATGCAGTCCTTGTAGCATTAAATTTATCTTTGGCCAGATAATAGTTGGGAATAAGGCCATGGCTGCCAAATTCAGGATTATAGTTATAAAAATTTGGAATTAAGCCACGATTCATCTGAAGATGAGGGTGTGTGTTTAGATCTAGTTGGTCTTTATCATATTGAACTTGTAAATTCCTTGAGCCTACTTTGTTTGCGTCTTGAAGATTAAAATTGCTTGCTCCTAATTTAACTTCAATAGCCTCCCCTAACGCTTTAATTTCTTGAGAATACGCGTGGCTTGCTCCGTATCCTCCGAACATATTAATTTCCCACTGGACGCCTTTGTTTTTGCTTGTAGGTAGTTTGCCAGACTTGTCTTTTGGAGGCTTTTTGTTAACAACTTTAAACATTGGCTTATTTGATTTTCCAGTAAGATCTTTTTCATCATTTGATTTTTGGACTAGCTCTACAAATGCTTTATTTAGTATTTGTATTGGATTCTTAGATTTTGTACCCTCTACACCCTCTAGTATAGCGCGCTCTATTCCTTTTTGTATTTCTTTTCTTGCATGCTTTGCGGCATAACGCATTCCTTTGTTAGCCATCTCGGATGTTTTATGCCCTTTTGTTGCCATAGCCTCAATGGGAAGTTTTTCAGAAGTCGACATTAAGGTATGCTCTCCTCCAAGCTTTTTTCCACCAAATGTTGTCCCTGATTTATATAATTCTGGTATCTCTGTTATTCCGTTTATGAAATCAATAGGAGGAGATTTCCCTTTTTCTTTTTTTAATTTAAATTCTTTTACTAAAAGGTCTTCATAATTATTACCTTTTTCAACGGATTTTTTCCCTGCGGCACTTGGATCTATGCCTGCTTTAAAAGCTTCTAATTCTTCCGATTTGCTTAATAGCTGATAAATTCTTGACTGTTTACCTTTGTCTTTCTTTCCTAAAAAGTGTTTAGAAATCATTGAGTCCTGAATTGACAAATTTGGGTTTTTTTCTTTGACAAAAGCTAGAAAATTACTGGAGGTCCAATTAGTCAAACCATTTGCTTTTTTTTCTTTTAAAAATTCAGCGAGAAGCTTTTTGTATCGCGCTGCTTTTTCTTCAGCTGAAGAAATGTTGTCTTGAGAAATGCCACTGTCTACATAATTCGGAATCCATCCGCCAGACAATCCCATTGTTCTTGCTAGGTTTGCGTCAGGGTTTTGATATCCCATTTTAGAGAGCGTGTTTTGCGCCTCTCCCAATTTTGTTGCAGACATTTGATTGGCTAAGCCTGAAAAACGTTTTTTGGATAAAAAGTCTTCTATATAACGATCACTTGATAGTCGAATGCTTTTAGCTAATAAGTTTGCGGGAACAAATTTTCCAAACTTGGCCTCAATAGGTACGCCGCCAGATTTTGTGAAGTCTACTGTCGCGTTTTTATATCCTTGTTTTGTGTTTGGATCATAGGTTCTTGAGTATCCTTTGTTTTGTAATCCGCTTTTAAATAAAACATTTTCATAAGTATCGCCCCTGACATTTAAGTTTTTACTGCCAAGGCCTCGTCTGTCTGACCTACTGAGTATTTCTGATTGGTTGCCAAAATACATTTTTCTTTGTAAAGCATTAAAACCTAAACCTTTAAGAGCTTGGAATTGGGGCTTATAACTAGCCGCAAACTTTGCAATATTATCAAGTGGGGCTTCGAGAGTGCGCCAACCTTTTACCCTGTTTCCTCTAAAGTCTGATTGAGTGGTTTGAGTAACCATTTTAGCGGTTGGTAGTCTTAAAATGTTTGTATTACCTAACCTTTGAGCTGCAAGCGCAAAATTGGGTATCAAGCCGCTGTCATAAGTTTTGTTGTTTGAGCTGCCTTCAAGATTAATTGCTTTACTATCATTAAAAGAACCGTGATAATCGCCCTGCTTTTTTAAAGCTAAAGTTATTTCATTCATGTTGATTTTATGACCACCTATGTTTATGAACCCATCGGGGTATTCTCTGCTTTTTGTTGCGGACAGATATCTTTGCATCGCGAAATCAAGCTTTGGATCGTTTGGTCTAAGTCGAGCCCCTCTTTTCTTTAAAGCTGCAATAATGGCAGACTTTACAGCCATAGGTTGAGCGGCGAAGTTTGGCATGAAACCGTCACTGTAAGTTGCGTTGTTTGCGCTACCTATACGATTAGTAGAGTGACCTCTTCTTTGTTGTTTTTGAGAGGCTGAGTATTTGTGAGGTATTCCATACCCATGAGCCAACCCGAACATACTGAGGTACAATGAGCTGTTTATTAAGTTGGTTGCAAATGCTCCTCCGCCTGAAGAGCGAAAGAGTGGAGGCGACATATTGTATTTAGAGCGAGCAGCTTTAATAAATTGTCTTCCTTCAGGCGTCATATCTGGTAATTGTATCCCCTCTCGCTCTATAACTCTAGCTGGAGTTTTAGACCTCAGCGCTTCCCACATGCCGTCCGAAATATTAAATTCCCGTATTTCCTTGGCTTTACTTTTTTGATCTCGAAAGAAAGGGTTTGCTTCCATGCGTAGCTTTGCCTGCCCAAGGTTTTTAGCTACAAAGTAATCATTTTGAGCTCCGACATATCGACCGCCGCCATCATAAGCTTTGAAAAGTTTTGCGAAGTTTGGCATGAAGCCGTCACTGTAAGTTGCGTTGTTTGCGCTACCTATACGATTAGTAGAGTGACCTCTTCTTTGTTGTTTTTGAGAGGCTGAGTATTTGTGAGGTATTCCATACCCATGAGCCAACCCGAACATACTGAGGTACAATGAGCTGTTTATTAAGTTGGTTGCAAATGCTCCTCCGCCTGAAGAGCGAAAGAGTGGAGGCGACATATTGTATTTAGAGCGAGCAGCTTTAATAAATTGTCTTCCTTCAGGCGTCATATCTGGTAATTGTATCCCCTCTCGCTCTATAACTCTAGCTGGAGTTTTAGACCTCAGCGCTTCCCACATGCCGTCCGAAATATTAAATTCCCGTATTTCCTTGGCTTTACTTTTTTGATCTCGAAAGAAAGGGTTTGCTTCCATGCGTAGCTTTGCCTGCCCAAGGTTTTTAGCTACAAAGTAATCATTTTGAGCTCCGACATATCGACCGCCGCCATCATAAGCTTTGAAAAGTTTTGCGAAGTTTGGAATTAGTCCATCGCTATTATAAGGGTTGAAGCCGTGTTTCGATTTGAATTCCGTTTTATAATTTTGCCCAGCTTTTGACTTTAATGGGGGCATAATAGCTGGTTGTTTCATATTTGGGAACTGCTTAATAGTCTCTGCGTCATTATAGATTACTCTACCCAACCCACTTATGTTTGTAGATTTAATTGAACCAGGTGTGTATCCAGCTTTCATGGCTCCAGCTCGCTCAGATTGCTTTTCCATTGGAGTGACACCACCATAACTATTTGCCGCATTTTTGGATGCATAGTTTGGAATAAGACCTTGCGCTTTTTGGTTTCGGCTTTTGGGTCCGTCGGGTCCGATTCCTTTTACAATTAAATTTTCGCTAACACCAGCTTTTCTAAGAAAAGGTGCAATGTTTATTGCTATTTGTCTTTGTTTTTCAAGATATTGAGTTTGTTGTTCTAATAGTTTTAAAACAACTTGCTCCTGCTTTACTTGATCTCCGTCTAGTTTAAAAAGCTCTTTATTGAGGGCTACATTTTTAATCATAGCATCAACGATTGATTCCTGAATGGCAAGCTCTTGATCTTTAATATTTTTAATATTAATTATGTCTTTAACTGAATTTTTAGCAAAGGTAAAAGCCATTTTAAAAAGTTTACCAAAAATTAAAACACCAATAGCTAAGCCAGGCCCAGTTAAAACGGAACCAAAAGCTCTAGCGAATCCCTTTGCGAAATCTCCACCTATACTTTCACCTTCTTCTGAGCCTAGTAGGCTATTCATTACTTCAGCTATCTTATTGAAACTTTTAAGAAACTCCTTAAGTGCTGGAGCTACACTTAGTTCTCCAAGATTTGCTGTAAGCTCTCTAAGGTTGGTAAAACTTTGATTGGAAATAGCTGCTAGCGTTTTTTGTAGTTGCTCATTTTTGCGTTGAGCTTCATCGGTAGCTCGACTGGATATTTTAGTAGCTTGAGCATATAAAGATGTTTCATTGCCTAAATCTTTTAGTGCCGCTTTTAATATATTAATTTGAAACACTCCACCAACTTGTTCCGCTACAGCTGCTTTTGTTGTATCTCCGAGTTGATCGTAAGCTTTTGATAAGTTTGTCAAAACTGTAATTGCAGGCAATGTGTTACCTCGAATATCTCGCACTGCAACACCAAGCTCTTCAAGCCTTTTAATTGTACTAGTTCTTTGAATCCTTGTAAAAATTGTTTTGAAACTATTACCGATGACTGCGCCACCACGAGCTGTAATTTGTTGAGCTGCGGTAACAGATCCTATTAGTTGATCAAAGCTAACGCCAGCGTCTTGCGCAACCGCTCCAGCTCGAGCAAGAGCGTTAATTAAGTCGTCAGCGCTTACGGCGAATTTTACATCAACTGCCGCCAGCTTGTTAATAATCTGCGTGGTAGTCAAGCCAGCGTCTGCAAAACCATTAACTGCAGCAGTTAAACCTTTTACTGAATCGGCAGCTTTTAAACCTGTTAGTCTTGTTAGAATCAAGGCATCATTGGTTCTTTTAAGAGTTTCCTCCATAGATAAACCTTGACGCGAGAATTCTAAAGCTGCTTCAGCTGCAACTTCAAGAGCCTGCGATGTATTTCTTGCGACTTTAAAAAGGCTATCTCCAAATTTTTGTAAATTACTTGCGGTTGTACCAAGAACAACATTAATGTCAGTAAGTATTTTTTCAACCTTTTGAGCTTGAACAAAAAGTTGAGCAAAAGAGGTTGTAACTCCACCAATAATTGCTGCAGATGCGCCGAAGGCTATAACACGAGCATTGGAAGCTTCTAGAGATTTTGTAAACTCGTTAGCTTTTGCTGACATGCGACCTAGAGGCTGGGTAAAGTCACTAGCTCTAACCCTAATAACTATTCCTTTTCTGTTGACGCTAGCGACTATGCGGTTAATGTCTTCTCTTAAACCAACTACATGTGTTCTTAATCCTGCTCCTACTGCCATACCTTTTTCCTTTTAAGGATTATATACACTTTATTTTTGAGGAATACCACTTAATTCCATAAGATCTTGCATATTTAATGACCCACCTTTTTTCTCTGCAGCTTTGTGTAAAGAAATACCAGCTTTATCGCTTGGTTTTTCTAGACCTGCATATTCAAAGTCTTCATCGGTAGCGTTGAACAATGTGGAAGCATCTTTATCGCTACTGAATTTATCTTGAACTTTTTGTTTGGCCTCATCAGAAATACTACCGTAATCTAATAATGCTTCTGGATCTTTTTTAATTTTAGCAGGAATATGTTTATTATTTTCAAATATATTTTTAAATATTTTTGTATATACAATTAATTTTAATTGATTGTAAGTTAATTCCACAACTGGTCTGCCAAA